ATGGCTAAAGTTAATGTGGTTTGTCGTTACTGTCATAAAACAGAAGCGGTTAAAGGGCATGGAAAAGGGCGTACTGGTCACCTCCGCTATCACTGTTATGCCTGCCGTAAAACCTTCCAACTGAACTATACCTATCAAGCCTGTCAGCCCGGTATGAAAGAGCGAATTATTGATATGGCAATGAATAACTCCGGTGTCAGGGACACGGCGCGGGTTCTGAAAGTCGGCATTAACACGGTCATTCGCACATTAAAAAGCTCACGCCAAGAAATGTAACCACACTGTCGCTGACGGGCAGTGAGATTCAGATTGTCTGTGAAATAGACGAACAATGGTCATTTGTCGGTAATAAGAAAAATCAGCGCTGGTTCTGGTATGCCTGGTAACCGAATAGAAAGCAGAGAGTGGCGCATGTGTTTGGGGAGCGCAGCAGGAAGACGTTGAAAAAACTGCGGGCACTTCTGTCCCCTTTCAGCATCCGGTTCTACTGTACAGATGATTATGCCGTTTACGATTGTCTTCCTGAGGAAAAACATCTCACGGGAAAGAAATTTACCCAACGTATCGAGAGAACTCATCTCACTCTTCGTATCCGGATAAAACGGCTGAATCGAAAAACGATAGGTTATTCCAAATCTGAAGAAATACACGATAAAGTGATAGGAACTTTTTTTCAAAAGCACTCATCATATCAACTCGATATCCTGCCGACTACCTGTCTTTGCGCTTTTCATACCATTCACGAGTAATTTTCTCGAAAGTATTCTCTGACATAATAATACTTTCTCGTTTCTGTCTTTTTCTATCCTCAGAAGGGTTGATGCCATCGGCAACCATTGAACGATATTCAGCAGTTCGCCTTCTCGCCTCAGCCAAAGACACCTCTGGGTAAGTACCTAAAGAAATCATCTTTTGCTTACCCTCAAAACGGTAACGGAATCGCCAGCCCCTAGAACCGTTCGGCTCCACCAATAACCAAAGCCCATTTTCATCAAACAACGTATAAGACTTTGCTTCTGGCTTGGACTTCTTAATTACCACGTCTGTTGGCTTCATCATTTCACCCATGTGTATAGGAAGATGTGTATAGGAAAAACTATACACAATTTCATGTCACTTTCAGGAGATGTTAGGAGACTTAGGATTATAGCTATTTATTGATTTTACTGGTAAAAGTAGACTTTAAGAGGGAGGAGAGATTCGAGCAAGAAATATAATTAATTGATTTATTTAAAATAAATTAATAATAAAAATAAACCTATACACACCACTATACACAGAAAAATTTAGTGAATGAAAATGAACAGTTGAGTAAAAAACATCAGTTTTGTTCGACTCCTTCTTTTTCCGCTAACTCAGGAGTCGAACACAGATACACTGATCAAATATACAGCCACAACCACTATAGGAAAACTACTCGCATTTTACACACGGAACCACCCCGTATCTAGCAACCTTCAGCTTCCACTGATATGAATGGTTGGGATTTCAACCATCAAAAGGGATTGAGGAAATCCCAATACCCACTTTACAAACGAACCAAATTTGGATCTCAATAATTTTAAAGGTTTTCACTATGACAGCTTAAACCCAAGCCCTCCCACTGTGGTGATTTTCACCATAGTTGGCTAACCCTTTGATTTTTCCGAGGCCGTCACTTTGACCACCCTCTCATGATTTCCGTGATGGTTGATTTACATGCTGGACAAAAGGAATAAACTTATTGATTTTATTATTTTTATTGGTCGACAACCCCTTGTCATTACCTGTGAGCTTTTCCTCGACAACAGGACTCCTTAAACTCAAGGAGTCTCTATAGTTAATCGCCTTCAACGTCTCATCCATATTATTTTGTATGTATTGTATGTACGTATCATGCATACAATACATACATGAAGTTCTTCTGCTGTTTTTAATCTGGTGAGCGGTAAACGGAGAAGGTCACACCACAAGTGGCGGATAGACAGCTCTACAGAGGCTAAAAGGGCTTTCAAATCCCAATTAGTGCGATCAACCAAAAATTCATCAAAATTAGTGTTGCAAAAACTGGGTGACCATAGATTTCCTTTGGTGAGAAAGATGCCTACTATAGCAACTGACCGCCTTTCTCAGAAATTGCACTTATTATGCGAATCCAAGAAATAATGAAATTTCTATTTTCCTTTCATGCATTATATAAAATGGAATTGAGTATTTATCTTCACCTTCTACTATGTAAGTAGTATAAATATATTCTCAGATATTCCATATTCTACAAATTTCCAATATTTACATCACCCTATTTATCTCTTATTTACTAAAACGAAAGGATAATAAGCATTAAAATTAACACTGTTTACATATAAAAAACACATAATCGAGGTGTAAAATGAGTATATCAATTACGACAATTCAATATCATAATGCAAATAATTTTTATCATACAAATGCAATGGCAACATACGAGATAAATAACAAGAAATTTATTTTTGGACAATCCAAAACCCAAAATAATTGGCATTTCATTCAAGAAATATTACCAGACGGTAGATTGGGTAACGAAACTGAACACAGTAGCTGGCCAATTTATTACGATTATGTAACCGTTCTAGAGGATGGTAATAAAAAATATCTCTGTTGTATCAATACTAGCAGTGCAGATATCCAGCTCCTGGAATTAATTCCGGATGGCAAAACAAAACTAGTATTAGCCGATAAATATTCTCAAGATAGTTTTGAAACCTTTGTTCCCTATATGATTAATGGAGTTCTCTTTGCTTACCGTCAGAATGAATCTTCGAAACGTTGGGAAATTGTAAAACTTGAGCAAAAAAAATGAATTATAATGGATTAGTTAATAAATGAATCCGATACTATCTAAGCCGTAACACCTATTATTGTAGGTGTTACCATCCCCCCAATCCACCCCACTACCCGCTAATCTCCTCTATTGGATATTTATTGAATGAAGATAGGGGCTATCGCCCCTGTCCTTACTTCGGCGGTTCCGGCCAGTGGATATCGGGGGCGGTGGAACAGTCTACGCGGTTGAGTAGGACCCGGTATTTGCGCCATGCCGTTAAGGTGGATTTCTCGGCCTCGGTGGCCATCCCTAAATCAACGGCATCCTGACAGATATCAATTTTCTCGGTGGCCGCCCGCAATAACTGCCGTTTTTCATATTCCGCCTGTTGGATTTCATACTCCTGTTGTGCCGCAATATCTGTGACCCATTGTTTCCCATCCCAGTTATCAAACACCGTTCCAGGCACTAAATCCGTATACCCTTCCGGCATAATAACCTCCTCACACCGGAGGGATTGTCGTGTGGTGATGCTGTAAACGATTTTTCCCCGATGATCCGGCAGCAACTGCCATTGACCGTCTATCAGGCAAGGCCAGTAACCTTCACGGGTTGGAGGTTCGATTCGGATAGCATTATCCGGCGCGTAAGAGCCGGGTGAGGCCTCCGTGATGAAGGTGAACGGACGATAGGATTTGGTTTCATCAAAATAATAATTTTTCATCTTTATACTCCCAGAAAGATAGCTGGCGTCATGCCAATATGGATGGGGGCGGTTTCGGCTCCGCCTGTCGTGCCCTCAAGCTGGATTTTCCCCGGAGAACGTTTACTTACAGAGCGGAACCATGCCACAGCCACATCACCTTCATAGTTAACAATCCGTTTACCATCGACATTGCTCACCACATCAGGATGAGCATGAGCACAAAATGTATCCGGGACAATTTGACCCGGTGAAGTTGACGGGCGCAGGAATAGCCCCCGGCCTTCCGAATAAAAATTGGGCAGGTTTATGTGTCCACTGCTGATGGTGATCCTGAAATCCGATTTATAATTGCCAGATAATTGTATTAATGCTTTGCCGATGGCAGAGGTGATGAGATGCTTATCCCCATTACAATGATACCAGCCAGCAGGCAATTCATTTGGGCGGAACGGGAATAACCGGATTTCACCCTGAATATGATAACGCTGGTCAAAGTTACTGTAGTCACTAGGGATGATTTGACGGTTAAAATGAAAAACATCCGTGACACGTAATGTCGCATCCGACGTGTCATTTTTAAAATACAGTGGCCCATCACCCGCCCGCCCACAGAAAAACTGGCGAGTACCATTTGTATCAAACGCGGTCAGATAGGGGGTGTCTGCTTCAATGGTTACCCGTTGACAAATTACCTCACCCGAAATTACCCCGCCCGTTTTGGGATAAGCGCCCACATTGCTCACAAACGCCGCTTTATCCGGGATATCCGCCCCGTTCTGCGCTTTGTCGAGGCGGTGGCTGGCGTTGTCGTTGGCATTCGTGGCATGTTGGTTTGCAGCGTTGGCTAATCTTCTCACCTCATTTAATGCAGGATTTGTAGCATAGTCACCTTTAATCCTGTTTGGTGTTCAGGGCGTCAGTGACTGCATTCTGGCTCATCACCTGTAATTTACCGCTACCGACCGACTGGACCACATCTGACCGATTGAGTTTTTTATTTAGCTCATCCCAAAGCTGAGTAGTACTCACCAGTTTCCATACTGAGTTAAATTTATCTGCTGACTCAGTGTTAAAGTTGATTTTGTTGTTATCAGCTAAGCTCTGAAATTCTTTTGTTTCATCATCCGATTGTAAGATTGCACCTTTAGGATATCCGCCAATCGAATCAGCATATTCCTGAGAATATTTAAATTTCCCGCCTTTGGACAAATGCACAATATTATCTGAAATCTGGTTCAGAATACCGTTAAAGTCTCTGCCGCTGGGTGGTAGTCCTCCGGCCGCAACGGGCATCATGGTAACCAGTGGAAATCCAGTATTCCATGTCGCTTTTTGGCTCGGTAAATCTGATTTATAGTCAGCGGGTATTTCGTCTCGTTGTCCGTTTTTGGCAAACGGTGTTGGTATTAAATTTGGGTTTTTCATTATTCACCTGTTATGCAAGTGCAGCCTGATCGAATGGTTGAAATCCTGTGCCGTAGAATCCGAAAAACTCTCCTAGTGGCAACTCTGTAATAGATATTTTAACCCCTGATGGGCGAGGTAATATTTGACGATTATAAATTAAATTTTTTTCAAATTCAGATAATCTATATTCAAACACATATCTGGCGGTCATATGTCCGGTTATTAAATAATATGCCCTCCCTCTTATAAAACAGGATGACAAAAACCTATTAATATGATGGGCTGTTGCGTGTAGGATATTTGAAAACGCCTTCATCAATATCACTTCTCTGAATGTAGAATCATCCATCATATACGATGATTCTGAGTTATTACCTCCATAAAATGGCGATTGGTCAAATGGGGTATATTTTTTTGTTTCTTTAAATCCGAAATAATCAATATTCGGATCGGGTATCGATAAATCTCGGCTAATGCCAACTATCCGCCCCCAGATATCTAATCCAAATCCTCTCGCTGTGAGTATATTGACCGCCATCTGATAAAATTCATTAATATTCTCTCGCGGGTCTATGGATTCGTTAACGGAGTTGAGAATGGTACAAATAGCGGGACTGTTGGCATATTGACTAAGTAGCGTTTCTTGAATATTTTCCATTATTCTATCCTTATATCATCTATGGAAAGAACCGAAAATTCGTCAATGCCAAAATCCAGATAATTAGCTGCAACGCCGTTTTTTCTTGCTAACTGAATCGAAATCAACCGCTCTTTAGTTGATTGAGCTGTCACGTAAATATAATCACTGGCGATTAACTTTTTAGCTATTCGCCCTTTTCCTCGTCCTGTCCCGAACTCATCCAGAATGGATTTTTTAATAGCCTCTTTATCCTGATGAGTTAGCCGCAACTTATCCCCAAATGTGATAACAAACTCAATCGGAATATGAGTCGGCCTGATGAATTTAATGTCATAGGTTGGCGGCAGATAGGGGAAATTAACTGTGTCCTGATATTTGACGGCAGTATTCCCGACAAATGAGCACCCTGTCCCGGCCTTAATGAATATCTGTTGGGCTATCTCGTTGTCATCACCACCCACCACTGAAACCGCGATAGAATTCCTGGTAATTTGATAGTTTGTCGTACCAACGCTAACCGTTTTGTCGGACGGATTATCAACCACATAGCAATCAACGACATTTTTGATATTGGAGATTGCGCCATAGGTAGCAGCATTGGTGTTTTTGGCATTAACCGCGACCGACTCCTGTCGCCTCAGTTCGAACTCCTGCCGTGATTCCTCGCCCCGGCCAACGATAGCTGCTGTTTTATTGACAGCCGAATCAATACCATTGACGTTTTTAATTACGCGATTAATCGTCCCCGCCGAGGCTGTTACTCGACCAACAACATCACAGTGAACGTTGACTGTAGCCAGTCCATCATCGCCAATCCTCGCCTCTATTTGGGTACTCCATGTTTTACCCGAATCATCAGCCACCTGAAACCCAACCGGAATAACAGTATTCGCCAGTCCGTTAATCATGACCTCGGCGACTGATTTTGTCGCCCGTTTACGTTGCAGGAAATAAATGTAGGCGAGCGCATCTTGCATCATGCCATCAGCATAACGAGGGTCGAAACTGTTCAATAGATTGATAAAAACATGACGCTCATCGGTAATAATCGCTGTCAGTGTCGTGACGAGCTGCCCTTGCGGTGTGTTCATATCCGTATTGAGATTATCACCAAAGCAGCCACGCATAACCTGCCACAGACCATCAATAACCTCCTGAGTCGATGGCGTTAATATCCCCTGTGGCGTGATTTGTATTTTGGGTATCATAGTTCTATTGCCCCCTCCCGTCCGTCAATGTCGGTGAATTTAATCCGACCTCTCACAATCCGGTCATTTGCCGTACTCAGTTCCACTGTGGCCGAAACAACGCCATCAACCGATAGCGCAGCATCCTCCAGGTATTTACGATACATCGCCAGTGAGTATCTGTTTTTCCCTAAAATCTCCTCCAGATACGGAATACCGTCACCCTGCGAATAGTACAGGTCGTTCACAAATACCCGACAGGCATTCGCGACCGATTGCGCTCTGGCGTGATCTGAGGCAATAGCGAGATTGCCCGCCGCATCGAGAGTTAAATCCCATGTGGCAGGCATTAAAAATAATGTCCGCATTGTTTATGCCTTTTGGTTAGGTGTGCTGGTATTAGCGCCCTGTCCGTTCTCGTGATGAGTGTGGCGGTTATATAGCTCGCGCATTCCTGCCATTGATTGGGAGTTGGTAGTTGCGTTGTCAGTAATGTTGCTCTTGGCCTGAATGGTGCTGGTCGTTTCTACCGGTGCATCGAGAATGATTTTCGTCCCCCTCATGTTAATTTCACCCGTAGAGACAACGTTAATGCCACTCTCCAAAAAATGGACAAATTGACTAGGTGCACCATTGAGCAGACCACCAATATAGAGGCTGTCTGCTATGTCATATTTGCGTTTACTCCCCGGAGGCGCGGAACCTCTCATTCGTTTCACCTTCGAGATATCCCGACTGGCAGTGAAACAGAAACCGAGGTCGCCCGCTTTCGGGTCTAGAATGACTGCATTCGCACCGCCCTGATAACGGAAATACGGCACGTTGTAGACCGTGGCAGTCTGGTAGATATTGCCTGCTCCATCGACTTGTTGTACCAGCGGCAGGATATCGACATAACCGACAGGTGCGACACCACCACCGTGGACTTTCAACACCTTGCAAATGGTCACTGTGCCCATTTTGCCAATGAGTGACCAGATAATTGCCTCTTGAGTCATCGCTCCACCAATAGTTACCTGTGGATCATATAAATAAATTTGTTCATCATTTCTTGATTGCGGCATAACTATCACCTCTTGGGCTGGTGTTAACATCCATAAGCCATTGTGCTGAATCCTGTTCTGTTTCTAGTACTATCCTGACACCGTAAGTCAGCCAGTCACCATTACAGATAGATATCTGGCTGCCAGTAACTCTGACAATGCCACCAAATCTTACCAATGGGTCATAGAAGCATTTAAAATCAATACCTCTCGTTAAAGGAACTGGATAGCCAATCAATCCAGTCTCTGGCGAAATAACAGGGATTTTTAAATTTCTGGGTTGTCCTTTTCTAGTTACAATAATGGTATTGCTTTCAATATATAAATTTAGATTTGCAGCCTCCGCGAGCCATCTAATTTTTTCCATATTTGTGTTACCCAGATATACATCTGACAAGATCGCGCTGACTCCATTAGATTCAAATGAATACCCCATACGCTGACAAATGTTGCTCATAATATCAACAACATCGTGTTCTCCCTCGTAACTCTCAGCATCAACACCTGTCATTTTCTCCAAAATAGCCGTTTGCGCCTCAATTATCAGTGCAACATTAGGAGCATCGCCCATTTCTGGATAGGCAAAAATAATGCCTCCTTTAAATACTTGAGATAATTCCTCTCATTGCTCACCTGCTTCAATGGTTACGGTATTGCGCAATGCTGTTAATGTATTCCGTCTGATACGCAATAGTTTCTCCATTGTCTCTACTGGCAACCCGTGAGCCTTAATGCGAGCATGAGGAGCAATAGCGCCATTGCCGTAATTAACTTCGGCACTAATCCGTAATCCGGTTGCAGAAAGCTTATTTTGCCCGCTTGAAGTGAATGATTCGTTTTCGCTGGAAAGAGCGAGGGTAATTCTAATTTCTTTTCTATTAAATGCCATTTATCCACGCCAACCTATATCGAGAGCCTAATTGTGAATATTCTGGATCGGCATTCCCTTCGATGTCTGAAAATACCAGCCATTCGCAAATGTACGTTATATTGCGGCAGATGCGATTGTATACCAGATATTCCCCGTTTTTTTTGACCGTAGCAAATAAATTGCCAAGTCTTGTTTCCAGTATTAAATCGTAATTATCACTTTCCAAAGAAAAAGAAACAGCCTGATTTGGAGTTTTGTCTAAAGGAATTTCGGTTATCATTGAAAATTCCCTCCGCTTATTTGCTTAACCATATTTTCTGCTTGAGCTTGCATATTTGATAAGTCATTTCCTATACCATCAAGACCTTTTAATATTATTTTGCCGGCCTCTGCGAGTACTTTTATCGTTGACATCTTTCCGTCTTTATTTAGCTCACCAATTTCTTTAGCTATAGCTCCTAAAGAACCCAGAGATGAATTGGATTCAACTTTCTGCGTTTTATCCCCGCCGTTCTTTTTCTTTGCATCATCAGGATTTTTAACTTCTTCCTTGTCATATTTGACTTTTACCTCCCTGATTTCCTCCAGATGGACATTAATCTTGATGAGTGTTGCACCATCTTTAGCTTCGCGAGCCAAATCGTAGCCGACGATAGCCGCATTGGTGTAGACGAATTCAGGCGTGACCACATGGAATTTGAGGGTGCTTTTTGCCAAAATTTCAATCTGAGACAGAAACGCACCGCGCTCTAACGTTCCACCAGTACTTTTGGTCATCTGAACCGTGACTTTATATGGCTCGCTAACTTTGTTATAAGAGGCGAATGAGCCGTTCTCTATCGGCGCACTCGCTACACGATATTGGTTTTGGTATTGCAGTGATATCACGCTATCAGCGAGCAATAGAGGAATTCCGTACTGGTTGAATATTCCCCAATAATTGCCAAATAATGTGTTTATTAATGCAGCGCCGCCAAGACTAATTCCCGCGTCCATTGCGGCATTAGGAATCCCCTTCCAGTTCGGTATATCTGGCATTCCAAACATAAGAGCCTCGTTTTTAGATGCAAAAAAGCCGCAATTAAGCGGCATATGTGAAAAACCCGCCGAAGCGGGTTGTGTTTAAATTGTTTCTACCCTGCTATAAACCTAGCTCAGAGTGAGAACCAAGACGGACAAGGCGCAATATGTCAGCGCCTGGCTTTTGATAAATCAATATCAAGTCAGGCTTGATGTGACAATCTCGAAAATCCTTCCAATCACCCGAAAGGGCGTGATCACAATATTTCGGTTCTAGCAAACTATCAGATACCAATAATTCAATTACTGTCATAAGCGCATCATCCAGAATTTCACGATAGCGGCCTTTCTTTTCCCTCTTGTAATCTCGCTTAAACTGGCTTGTATAATCAGTCGTCCGCATTGAGATCAGCCATTAAATCTTTAACTGAGGAAAATGATTTACCGCCACCTTTGCGCGCTTCTTTCATAGCGGCTATCGTTGTCTCATTTGGTATCAGCGGCTCAAAAGGTAATACCTTATCTCTTGCCACTCGCGTTAACATCATACGAACAGCATCTGATACCGTCAGCCCCATTGCCGCCAAAACAGCGGCCGCTTCTGCTTTAATCTCACCGTCGATACGGGTTTGTACTAGCTGGTTTGCAGCCATAATAAGCCTCCAACTGAATGACATTGTAATTCAATTGTAATTCAATGAATGCCTATTATCAACTTCAATGGATAAAAAACAACCTTTATCGAGCTTCAGGCCATTCGTGACTTGGGGATGTTTAAAACAGCTTCGCCAAATTCACACCGTGAACTGCTTTCCATGCAGCTGCCGGATATGAGTTTGCCTTGCCGTAACGTTCATCTGGCACGGAGCGAACCTCTGCACCATTTTCCGTGCACCATTTTTTGAGTGGATGCCATTTGAATTTCTTCTCAAGGCGTTTCTCCACAGAAAGAACCGTGGCGTGCTCTTTACATTCACCAAGCTTTGCAGCGAGGGCATTCTTTTCTCTGACAGCCTTTGATGCTGTTGCCATCGCTGTTGCTTCGCGCCGACGACTAATCCACGCTTTTGTTTCTATTGCATAATCACGCTGTGCGTATGCGATCTCTTTTTCCTCTTCAGCCTGGATCACCATCAAGGCTAAATCTTTTTTACTTATCAACTCAGCATTTTGTTTGCTGGAATTGAAGTATGCTTCCTCCAGTAGTTCATAGAAATCCCACGCTTGGTCTGTTTCCAGAACTTTGGCATGTCTTGCCGCTCCACGCTCCGTCCAGAGGTAAACATGCCTGGCTCGTTTATCGACTACCCCAATATTATTGGGGTAGTTCTTAAAGGCCTTTAATTCTTCCCCTTCAATTTTAAAGAAGTGTTTTCCTTCCTCAAACCGAGATTTGTTATTAGCAAAGTTCATTTGGATACTTTTCACATCAGCACCATACCCAATAGCCAGTAATTCAGTCGTAATAACCCTCTGACCACGGCAAATGACGACTGGCAAGTTGCTTCCCTGAAGCGTGACAACTGTTGATTGATTTGCTACATTCATATCAAACATGTTTGTTTTCTCCTGTCATGGGATGACGAAAGCCAGTATCGCGAAAATACTGGCTTTTTTATTTGGTTTAAAAAATCCATACGAAAACGCCCGATGTAAAAAATTACATAGGTTTATTTCGTAGATTTAGATTTTAGGATGAGTAAAGATTAGCGTTTCGCTTAGGCCATTAAATTATTAATTCACGTCATAATTTAATTGTGAAAATACAATAGGCATACTAACGCTAGAATATTTTGTGCTTTTTCAGCACGGTGATATTAAAGAGTGAAGACTCCCCACACGGGCAGGGCATTAATTGTAATGAGCCAGTCCTATTCTAGAGGATTGGTTGCTCCAAGAGTGCCTAGAGCGTTCCGGTAGCGTGTACTTTATCAGCACACCTAATTTGTTCAAAGAGCAGGTCAAGAAGAATAACCTCCCGTTTAGGAGGGTGCCCTAACGCGTATTCAGGGCTGATACTCACCAGATTTTTTAAAGTACTACACATATATTATGTACTTAATTCGATATAAGCTAGCTCACTCGAAAATAATATTCCACTAACGACAAAAAAGCCCCGTGATGGGGCTGTTTTCTAACGCTCAATGACGTATAAATCGGATTTATTTATTTCCATTCTAATATGAGCTATCCCATTAACTATCAATGAGTTTGGAGGACGAGGCGTATCGCTTATATCAATCATAGCTTCGACTTTACCGCAAAATACTTTATCTCGCCCCTCTGATAGGATATTCGAGGGATTTGCATTGGCATCAATATCAAATGTAACCAAACATGTTTTCTCAATCCCTTTATCCTGATCCATTATGATAATGTTAGACAAAGATTTTATAACCAAATCCGAATATGTTTGCTCAGGTGTCTTTTGTTCTTTTTCGCCACACCCTGCCAATGCCATTAATGACAACAATAAACAAACTGACTTTTTCATCACATTCTCATTGTTAAATATTTCCCACATTTAACCACTGAACCAATGATAAGTGTTACTGATTATTTGATCAGCAAAATCGGAAATTGTGAAGAGAGTTACAAAGGCTCAAGGTAAAAACCCACAGATGCTATTAATAACTATTCATCTTTTCGCATTTTCCTAGCACGGCATTTACAGGGCTAAATACGTTATCAGTGCTTAAAATAGCAATTATTCCTATTTTTTCACTACCGATAAGAAACGCATAGTTACTATCGTCCACATATTCTTTATATTTCACATGGTTATTGTTACTAGACTCCATTTTGACGGTCGTGGCAAAACTCCCCCAAGATGGCGATGGCCTAGCATCCATCGGCATATCTGGATGGAGGTCTGATGTTATATACTTTCCGTCTTTCTCAGACTCTATGTTTAACATCGCCTTTGGAAAGTAACCAGATGGAAATCCTTTAAAATCTCTTAGTATGTCACTCGGATATACACCGCAAAAATAAATGCCATTGCGAATATCGAGCTTGCCATCATCGCCGGTATAAACTCCTCTATCAGCAATGGCCCCCATTGAGGAAAGCAGGGCTACTATACAAGTAATCTTCCTCAGCATTTACCACCTCTTACATTGATCAACTTGTCTTAAGTATAAAAGAAGATACGTCCCCAAGAGCTTAAAGCCGTCCGTGGCTTGGGGTTATGCGTTGAATGGTTTATCCCCGCGTGCGCGGGGAACTTAGTTAAGCTCTAAACTTGTATCCTTCCAATGCTCGCATCATGGGCTGAATTATTAAATGACTTGAAATTACATCGACAATAATTCCTGCCTGAGATTATTCAGAACCCTGGAGTTGTTAAAGTTACTTGGCTCAAGATGAGCAGTTAATTTTTGAAGTATTGATTGCACCATTCCAGAGTTATACGAACTTTCTTTAGGTAATGTGTGAAACTTAGCAGCCAATCTATGTTCTGCCACATTTAAAAGTGGGTAAACATCCTCCATAACAGAACAGCACATTATTAAGTAATTCCATGACCAGCACAGCGTGATCAACTCTTCATCGGTTATTTGCTGCTTGGGTTTTGGTAAATCTTTGCCAAGATATTCACCCTCCATCGCCATTTTATGAACATACTCTATAGCCTGTGGTAACTGATCGGTAGTCAGCTCATCTATATGTTCTACATTGAACCGTTGGTGAACTAAAGAATATGCCTCTGGATATAAAATTCCTTTTTTTCTCACCAATAGGTTAACGGCGTTCTTTAATGGGTTCCGTTGTTGGACTGTGGTTTTGGAGGAATGGTAACTTCCAGTTTTCCTAATTGATGGCAAAACCTCAGAGGTTACCCATTTACGAACTCGATAAGGTACAGTTCCTTGCTTGATGGCATCACGACAACGAAGTATTAAGGTATACATCCCCGATTCTGAAATGATATTAGCATCACCTTGACGCCCTAACTTAAAGTTAGACCGTTCATTTTCATCTAATACTTTCAGAGCCTTAGACGGATTTTGCAAGTTTAGAACATTACAAAGGTCTACAGCTACAAACCAAGGTTCATGGTCTTTTTTAACAACCCGAACGTCTTTGCCATCAAATTTGAATATTGTGAATTCATCACTCATTTTTTTTGCTATACTTGTCATGTCTACATTCCTTACTCGGTTTTGGACGATTTATAAGCCTCGTTGGTTGCCGCCTTCGAGGTTTTGCTTTTATTGCGCGAGTCTCTTTTTCTCATCGTTGATACTCCATACCAGCCGTTGAATAATTGTTGAATTGATAGATAAACCTTCTTCCCTAGCCTTCGACTCAACATGTTCCTTCACTCTTTTCGGTAAACGTAAACTGAATGTTTCCGTTGCCCTTTCTGTATACAAATCATCTTTCATTTTCTCATTCCTCTTTTAATTGATGATGTCATAATGACATGATGTCAATATGCCATTACTATCTATTTAGAAATAAATTAGAAGGCGATGGAAATGACGAAAAAGCTCGTGGCGGCTCAAGATAAATTTATGCTCAGATTGCCCGATGGCATGAGAGAACATATTGCCAAAAGAGCAGAAGAGAACGGACGATCAATGAATTCCGAAATTGTGCAAATTCTTCATGATGCTATACATGGAGGAATGTCCTTGTCTATGGATGAAGATTTCTCTCGCGTCTATCAAGAAATGCTTGAAGCTGATGACTGGGACAATGATGAAGCTTATTATAAAATTGATTATCTGACATATTTGCTTATGGAAAAAATGGAAGCAGATAGTCGTAAACTCAAAGAATTACTTAATGTAAAGAAAGAGCTTATCAACAAAAAAGCCCCATGATGGGGCTATTTTTTATCGTATTTTTTCTCTAATGGTTGCTTATATTGTTTTATGAACGCTTGAAATCTTTCATGTGCCTGTTCTAAGTCTTGCATGAATGAGTCTGCATTTAAGCCCATGTCTACAAGCATCTCCCTTAATATTTTTATATCATTATCCGTCTTTTTTTCCTTCATTAGTCCATAGAACAATGTTTTTAGCTTACTGCAATTTGTAGCGCTAACACACATCTTCTCTAAGATATCTTCGGAGAACATATAGGCAATATAAGCAATTGCATCTGCGACTCCAGTAATCATAGTGTTATGATTACCATCTGATTGTTTATCAGAATAACTTTCTGTTGATACACATTTACGAAGGACTGGACTATCCATGATAAATCCGCCCCCCACGCACACCATGTCCACTTTTGATCCTGGGACTAAATCTAGAATGTAAGGATCATTTTTATCAACATTAAACATTGCTCCGCCCAAAACAAAACTAGGACTCTCAGTTTTTACTATAGCGTTGCCAATAAAATCTTCGGTCACACTTTCAGTAGTGCCAGTTACTCTAATTTTCTTACCTTTATATTTCTTATTAGCAACGAGTTCGTTTTGCTTATACTCGCTATATAACTGTAATGCCGAATATGGGCCTTCTACATCAGAAAACGAATAATTTTCCGCTTTTGATCGTTTAGACCGCCTATTGATATCAGATAATATATCTGCAACAACCTTGCTAAAATTATTGAATGCAACCTTATTGTTGGGTATAGGTAAGCCATATTCATCAAACTTTTGATTGCGCTTTGATGGGCTAGATTTAGCGTCTTTCTTAGTTCCTTTTTCAGCAATCTGTCTATACAGTTCCGTAGATCGCTTATACCAATTCAATAAACATTCTTCTGTATCACAATTCTTTTCGCGCAGTTTCCAGTTCTGCTTAACCAATGCCTTGAAATCATTATTATTGCCAGTAACCACTTTAGCTTGCAGATAGTCAACATATAGTGCGTCGTCAGCCTAAGACAACGCCGGAGTGGAGCAAATCAATTTTTCTGCTTTACTGGTGGCTTTAGTGCAATCAAAGCTAGCAGTATTAGCAGTGGCGGACACCAAAAATAGAGCAGCAGCAAACCCCGTAAACGAGAAGCATGAATCAATGGTGAATGTTGGCAATGATTGCTATATGGATTTGCGAAACGGTAAAATATACGGCATTTATGACGATCCAAAACCAATTGATGGAGTTAGCCCTTGGTTAGGGTGCTCTGACCCTGTTGCAGAAAGGGTTACAGTTATCTCTACCTCGCCAGATGAAAGAACTGTAAGAACGTTTAAAGTAAAATATAGTGATGGTGATTATGCGACATTTGATATCTCCCCAATTTATAAAAATATCCCAAATTATGCTCGTGGATATATCAATTCACTAATAAAACAAGATGCCAAAATAAAACTAACCTCTCGCTTATGTGGTAGCGGCGGCTTCCCTACCTTTGTAGCCGCTGAGAGGTAAACGATAAAATCAATCAGGGCTTTTACCCCATTGACGGTATAATTTGAGAAAGGCTTAATCTCGCTGCTTCTCCTGCATCGGTTACAGTGCCTTTTACTGTATTGGCTGTCGTAGTTACATTAATGTCTCCGTTGAGATCCACTTTGACATTATTAGTTGCGCCAGTCATAGGCATATTTTGTATCTTGTGAGTCTGAGAGAGGAATTCACGGGGTGCGTTCATATCCATATTAGGCACTATTGGATTTGATATCGCATCCGAAAACGCACTAATATTGTTCGCAAGATTAACCATTGGATCGCCTTGCCCTTTGATTGCAGCCATAACAAGTTGTTTAGAGTAAGGCAGTGGCTTTCCTATTTCCTCTGGACTCATGGCATTCATCAGGGCGTACATAACATCGTGGTTATTTAAATCTAGGCGGTCGTTTCGGCCAACACCCAACCTCTGAGCAACTCGGTCTATGTAATCCTCGGTGCGGTTTTTATCTTTTCCTCCTAGTGGTGCCCACGCAGATATGATATCCGCAACTGTCTGTAATTTTTTGGGTTTACCTTGACCATTAAAGAACCGCCGCAATTGCCAAGCGGTTCGCTCCAGACCAATATACTCCGAATTAAATTTAGCAAAACGTTGCTCAGGATGATTTTCTACTGTTGCACCTCGTTGTTTGGCATACTCTATATTCAGTGGGTTGTTATTGCGCTCCCCGCGAGTATTCCCTTTTTGTGGTATTGGTGTGGTGTTGGGCTTGCTTCCCAAAATAATGTTATTCAGTTCATCCAGTGTCATTTCACCACGACGGACTTTAGCCTTGAGCCTATCAATTTCAGGATCACCAGTAGGAATGTCTAAGGTTGTCTCAGTAACTGGACTCCCTAATACCTTTGGCTTGGTGGGTATATATGGGTTTATCCCTAACAGCCCATTCAGCCAGTTATTGGCACTGATATACCAGTCAGGCATTGCGTTTCCAAATGCTGCGCGGTGGCGTTCTCCAGCCTTACTCCCTATCGTGTTTGTCTCTTGTTTATTTTGCTCGCTACCATTCCACGCCTGCTTGAGTTCCTCCCACGCCAAATCAAAATTCCCATCGTTTAGGTGGTTCAGTGCGGCGAATAAATGAGAAATCGTTTCGCTCAGCCCGTTAAAGCTTTTTTGAAGACTTTCCAGTTCAAAACTGAGTGACCAATTATCGAGATTGATACCCAATAATTCCAACAAATCCCGCCCTAGTTTTTTGATGTCTTTACCGAGATTTTCTATTTCTGTTTTGGCTTTTTTGATGACCGGCTCCCATTTATCCCAGGGGAGCAGAGAGTCACCGCCTTTTTTCCATGTTTGATAATCGTCATAGAGTCCCAGTAACCCCAGAGACAAAAGAGCAATTAATCCAACGCCAGTGAATAAAGGTGCGAACATAGCCAGAAATGCCGAGCCGCACGCAATAATCATGGGGATCAGGGTAATTCCGATAATTGTCGCAACACCTTTAAATACTGAGATTGCTGTTTCACGGTTCCTATTTAGATAATCAAGAAAACCGGAAACTCTCTCTGAGAATTTAATAAGATGAGGCGTCAGGTAATTCGCCACCAGCGTTTTCAGCCCCTCCCATTGCTGACCGAGTACCGAATTTTGCTCTTTGAGTTTACGGTTTAGCTCCAGCTCTTCTTTGGTGGAGATGACTAGATTTTTTTGAGCATCAAGCCGTTTCTGAATAGCATCGCGACCCTCCAATAGGGTGTTGATAGTCCCCTCATCCAGTCCCATATTTTTGGCAATGTTATATGCCTGTGGGCGCTCCATCTTGGACATACTGTCAGCCATATCTAACAGTATGTCGTCCAGATTGCGTATTTTCCCGTAGGAGTCCACCACGCCAACACCCAACGCATTGAAAAATGGCAGGATAGACGCATCACCCATCGTGACCAAATCCCACAGTGATTTATTCAGGCTGGTCATTGTAGCCGCCATACCATCAGCGCTTCCACCGGACATTTCCGCGACGTTCTGCCATTTTTTGATGGTCTCCGCGTTCATGCCGAGGTTTTTACTCAGGAAATACAGTTGGTCATTACTACGTGACACGTCATTGACCAGTTTTGCTAATCCGCTAGAGACCAAAATAGTGGTGAATAGTCCTGTCAGCGCTTTGACCGCAACGTTGACCGACTTACTCCAGTCCTGCGTCTTCTCTTTGTACTTTTTGGTCTTATCGCCGTATTCAGACAATTCACCCAGTATCGCTTCCAGATTAGTATTGAGCTTATCCATCGATTTAGCCAAGTCTTGGTTCGACTGGTCAAAATCTCTGGTGCTGTCTGCGGCTTTATCCGCATCATCAGACAGTTTGACAACCGCAGTGGATGCGCCGCCTGCTTTCTTATCCAGATCATCAAGCGCCTGAATTGCCTTGTGTGCATCACCGGCAAAACCGGACATATCCAACTTCAGTGCAACAAGTAATGTCTCGACAAGAGTAGCCATTAGCTCTCCTTTGGACGTAAAAAAAGGCCGCATTGCGACCCTGTTACAGGTAATGACACAACCTACTTTTTAATCAAGCCTTGAATCCGTAAAACTCATCATGAGTAATTGCTTAATCGCGGAGCATGCTTCAATAAAAGCATTGTCTTCTGCCGGGGAGGATATAATGCATTCTTTCTGTCCATTCCCTACGTCGACATGAATATTCCCATCTTCAACCCACATTGAAATGCTGACAGCATGCAGATCACCACCAGTCAGAGGTGTGTCATCCACTGTAGTAGCTATTTTGAACTTTAATTCATAATTTTCATTTAGGGTAAATGACTCTAAGGGTTTTTTATGGAACTTACCTTTTTCATCCACGATCCCAATTGAAATATAACTATATTCATCACCTTTGCTATCTCGCCAAACCATATTTGGTAGTGATAATGAATCCCTATATTCATGAACTAACTTGTGCCCATATTTCTGTAACTCAGCTTTGCGAAGTCGATACTTGCTCTCAAGATTAGTTCTTTGTTTCTTAATGTCTTCATAAGTAATTGACATGCCTTTCTCCATAAGTGCGTTATTGCGGATTAGCATGATTACCACCTTTAAAAAAGTTTTACTGTGACTTAATCGAGAAGTAATGAATCAATGAGATTCACGATTGTTTAGCTCTTCCATTAGCCGTTTGTTGTATTCGCTGACCTGATGCACCTCAATCAGGTTCAGCGCATCTTCAAGACTGTATATTGTGGAAAGTTCGGAATAGGTTGCGTACCCTGAGGTAATGACCTGATACGCAACACTGGAGACATTCAATGTTTCAGCGATAATCCCGGATTTCAGCGGCAGACCGGCTCTTAATTTTTCGAGTCTGACCCACCGCCGTGAGTTAAAAAATCAATATGCAGAGCGAACGCCTCTTTTCGCAGCAGAAACATTGTTTTAATGTCACTGATATCGGAATTAAATTCGATGCTACGAGCATTACCGCCAGACGGGACGATTTGAGCGCATTCCAGTAGCTCATCCAGTAGCGGAATACCGACATCGGGATCAATGCGAGACAGTGCCTTAACGGCCACCTGCGCCATACCCATCATCCCCATCTCAGGGCGAATATCACCGATATCAATACCGCCATTGGCGACAGCGAATATCGCCCTCATCGCCCAGTTATCAGCCTTAATAATCGGCATTTCAGTGATAACGAATGTTTTACCTGCGTCACGGCCGGATTCGATAGTAAGTGTGGTAGATTTCAGTGCCATTATGCGATTTCCTCTGCGCCATTCATGATCATGTTGAATTTGTAACTCGTTCCGTCCAGCATCTTCTTACCACTAGCGCCCCCCGTCATACTGACTAGTCCACCTGTGCCGGAGTAGCGTTTTTTGATAGAGGGAATTTCAACAACAATATCGACATAGCGTGATTCCATATTGGAATTAAAATCTCGACGGATATTTTCCATAACCTGCGTGGATACGCTGTTGGCTTCCAGGTACAATGTCCACGGTGTTTCATGAGGGAGATAGCCTATACTCTGTTTGCCATCCACCCCGATACAAGTTTCCCCTAGAGTGACCTCGCCGAACTCCCATGCGTTATCCGCCTGAAAGCCCTGAATCTGGACGTAATCATCATAGATACCTTTGCATCGCAGCATTAACACCGCATTGGCTGATGTGATCGTGAGCGGATTGTGTCCCATTGGCATAATATTTCCCCTTATTGAACGTTAATAGATGGGAGTTCGACCTGCTGGACGCTGCCACCGTCTGCATACCAGAGTTTCAGCGGCATAGATTTACGCAATCCGCGAGTTTGCGCAGGTGTTTCGCCGATGCGTACACACCAGCCCTCGGCGTTTATTTGTGCAGCTGCGTCAAACCCCGCCTCCGTATTGATTTGTTTTTTCTGCTGTTCAGATAACGCTATACCGCGTTGAATGCCGCCGAAGTTCCGCATTTGGTTAATCGGGTCTTGGATAGCTGCGCGATGGGTAGCTCGACCTACCTCGTTATACGCAATGGATTTAAACGAGGTCAGCATGGTCATTAGGGCGAGTTGCAATTGACTGTTCAGATAAACCTGATTCACGTAACTGTCCAGCCATTTGAACTTACCGGAAATTGTCCCTTTGTTAACAAACACGAACCGATCATTCGCAGTGCCATATGCGCCGTAGAAGTTCCAGCCAAAGCGCAATAATTCATCGGCCAGCGTTTTATCGGTCACGGTGGGTTTTAGCCCCTCCTGACGACGAAACGCGAATGTTGCTCGACCGTTTAACTCGTTGAAATTGAGTGATGCTGCATAGGTACAGGCAAATGCGCCGTGGGTATGGTCGCCGTACATCAGGCATGTGCCACCTATATCTGACTCACGGATAGTGTTAGAGATCGCCTCTAATGCCGCCATCTCTTGACTGAACGAGTACAGCACATGCACATAGCAGTCATTTTGCAACGTCACCCATTTGGAAATGGACAGTTTTTCATCAGAACTAAAATCACCAATTGCCATGACCGAGACGAAATTGTTAACGGATTTCGTAATGCGCGGCATTAGCTCATCAATGGTATCGGCATTGAGTCCGTCATTTTGCTGTGCGCCTGCTGCCTCTGTCAGCCCCATATACTCGGCTAATTCACCTGAGCCAAAACTAATCGTACCCGCCACGCCTTTTGTTGCCCCTTCAATGGAGAATGTGCGGCTGGTTACGTCATATTTGCACGTCCCGGTTTTTGCCAGTGAAGCGGATACCGCGTCAGCCAGTGCTGAGTAGGACTTGATATCAGCAGGGGTAATGGTGACAGCGTGCCTTTTGCCATCAATATCCAATGCTAATCCCTGAGGAATGTGATTAAAATCACGCAACGGAACTTTACTGCCAACCAGTTTTGCTCCCTGTGCGCTGGTCACCATTGACGCGATATAGAGCGTTTCTGGTCGGGTTGTTGAGCCGACGAAGCCAGCAAAATAGACCTGAGCCGATTCGTGCTCTTTGGATTTCGTGCCGAAAATTTCAGCTACCTGCTCAGCGGAACCGAATGCCTTCACACCTAACATAGCCTGTGGTGTATTTTTGGTGATAAACAGGGCGTTCAATGCCAGCGAATTTCCGCCAGTGCCGACAACGCCCGGCAAAATACTAACGATATCGCTCGCCGGAATAGTATTCATGGATGGTCCTCAAATAGAATTGATATCAATAGAAACGGAGTCAGTACTCTCGATTGAGTAGGTTATTTCAGGGTTGTATTGCAGTTTTATTTCGAGCATCACACGGTTTTCGTACTGGTTCGCCTCATTCACCAGTACATTTTTTCGGGGCTGATTACTGTAGAGGGGCTGACAGTGCTTTAGTCGTGCCGTGGTGTAGCTGGACTGCCACAGATTTGCCACCACGCGCGCCCGCGAATCAGTCTCATCACCGTAAAAATCCAGCTGCATAGTCAGCTCAACAGAACGTTGTGCCGTGATGGTTGATGATCCATGATGGTAATAATTGGTGATGTAATCGATATCCCGCTCAAACAGGACGTGCATCACAATACCGTTTTCGGGATTAGGCACATTATTTTGATATCCCTGAACAACATCACAGTGGAACAGTCCAGTCAGATACTCCCTGACATCGCCGAACAGATCATCATGACTGACTGTTATTGTCGCCATAGCAACACCTTCACCCATGTTGGGTAGGATTCAATGACCTGCGTAACATTCCATTCGGACTCTTCATCTTCACCATAAGCCATGAATCGCATCCGGTCTGAACCTTTCCCTTTCGACCGCCTGATTGCCGATATCTGACCTCGTGCATAGGCATAGATGAACTGGCCCTGCTGATTAATTACGCCTAAATGCTCTAAATCTTGCGTGCTGAGGCTCTGTAGTTGCACTGAGATTTCATGCACGGAATATTTCGGCACCTGTTTACCTGAACGGGCAATATCATAGCCGTCATTCACCCGTAGAACGGCGGTGATATTCGGGTTAACGGTGGTGATTAGGCTATTGGCGATAGCTCTTACATTAATCATTCCTCACCTTTCATGTACAAAAAAGCCGCACAAGGCGGCTTTAGACGCTAAATTGTAAAAATAAACTTATTGGTTATCTCTTGCCTGCTTTTTTCGTAACATAATTACTGTGGCAGCCATTTCCCCTAACATGATATTTTTACTTTTAAAAATATTGCCTTCCTTCATAGCTTCTAACCACGCAACGACATCATCATAATCAGGCTCTGAATATGTAGCCCTGAATACATCAAGGTTTACATCTTCTACCGATTTAAAGTAATCAGAACAAAGCTCAACCGCTTCCGAGGCGATTTTTGTTGGCGCTTTCTGGGTATTTATAACCTCTTGCTGGACATGCTTCACCAAACAAGCACTTAGCTTTTTCCTCTCGGCAAGAATTTTTGAGCGTAACGCTTCATTGTCTAATACAGATCCTGCAAAAGCATTGTTAGCACCCATAATGAGGGACATAAATAATATAAACTTTAATTTCATTGTCGTTTCCTTTCGTTAGGTCACGCAATGATAACAATGAGATAACTCGATTACCGCGATTTATTTACCGCTTTTGATAACTTCATAATCAATTGCTCGTTGCAGACTGCCGGAATCCACCAGCGTTTGTCCGGGTGATGCGCGTCCTTTCTTGATTTTACTGGCAACGGTTGCCGGGGCATTAGGGGGTGGCAGTGTCTGCTCAATACTGTCCTTAATGTCCGATGCCATAACCATCCCTAATGTATTGAATGCCGCTTCTATACCGTTTGCATCCTGTAATTTGCCTCGAATCTGTGACGCTATTAACTGCACCCATTCGTCCGACTTATCTGCGATGGTACTGCGCATAAATGGCCGAGGCGGAATATTTCGCGTACCAAATTCATTCGCAGCAGCATAGGGCGCTATAGGCTCTCCTGTGTCCTCATTGGTTGCACCAGCTAATACACCCGCCTGAACTTGAATCGTAGGTGTTCTGGCGATACGCTCTAGGGCTGCTTTCAGCTTATCGCCACCTTTGATAGCCATAACTCACCCCCACGGATGGTAATGTTTCACTGCGGAATATCGGCCACCCCACCACATATTTACGGGTCGCCTGCCAATACATTTGCCCGCATGGTGTGACTTTAAACCATGAAGCATTGGTTACATCTGGAACAGAAAACGAGACACTCACTGACCCCTCTGAGGCGCTGGATGCTGGCCCTGCCTGATCATTGTTTCCCCACAATGTCACCGTAGCGATATGGCAGGTCAGCAAATACAGCAGAGTCTTGCGCTCCTGCGTGCCATCAGGCTCATAGGGGATAATCGAGTTATCAGAGTTATCGAGCAGCAAACAGGCCACATCAAAAGCTTGCTGCAATTGTCCCTCTGTCAGTACACCAGCAAACCGGGGGTACAATTTCAGGAACTCGTCACTTTTAAAGGCGACGACGGCCATCAGGAACTCTCCTTCGCGGGTTCTGTAGTCGTTTTGCTGGTATCGACAGGCTCACGACCGTGACGCAGCTCTTTTTTTTTCGCTGGCTTTATCGTTGGCGCTGGCCGCTTTTTCATCCCAGACGCACAGATTGTTTCTGAAAATTTCCATTTCGCCATAGGTTTTCAGGATATAATCCCATTTATCCGCGTCCACCATCGTTTCCCCGTATAGACCCACAGGCAGCTCGCCTTTTTCCATCCCAAACAGATGAAAAGCATTCCCCTTCAAAACAACACAACTACCATCTGGCATTGGAAACTCAATGCCGTGTGGGTGATTCAGGCGAACGCTGACAGTTTTTCCTTTTGACATACTTTTCTCCGGCATAAAAAATGACCTCCAGAGAGGTCATTGAGTGTTAGTTGTGATGTATCGGTTACATGCCCGTCATTTGGGCAATCGCAGCAGGAATTCGTATCACTGCGCCATACGTGGTTGCTGTAAATTTCTGCGAGAACGAAGATAATTCAGGCACAATACGACCTGCTCGCATTTTCTCACCGAAGCCCAACAATCCTGTTTCCGTGCCTGCCACTTTCGGCGCGATTAATTGGATAGTTTCACCACTTGGACCACCCAATTGCGGTAGGCTGACCAGCTTGAGATTACTAAAGTAGGTCGTCAGCATTTTCATCACCGATACGTTGAAGTCCGTCGCATCACCCAGTTGTACGCGTAACGTGGGTGTGAAGTGGTCAACTAAAATTGGTCACGACCTTAGCGTTTTTCCAAAATAATCGCTCTGATTCATTGGGTGTTAAGCCATTATTATACCAATGAGGACGAAGCTGGCTGTAATAGCCTGTTATATAATGGGTGATTGCGCGAAAAGCCTCTCCAAAATTGGGATACCCTTCTTCAGGCACCCATTCACGCTTTAAACTCCTGAAAAAGCGCTCCATAGGGCTATTATCCCAGCAGTTTCCCCGGCGGCTCAGACTTTGTTTAATACCATAACGCCCCAATGACTGCCGGAACGCTTTACTGGTATAGTGACTGCCCTGATCGCTGTGAAACATCACACCCCGTGGTCTCCCCCTTGATTCAAATGCCATTTCTAATGCTTTCTTTGTCAATTCAGCGTCCGGAGAGAACGACATGGCCCAGCCAATAGGCTTACGGGCAAACAGGTCGAGGACCACCGCCAAATAAGCCCAACGTTTGCCTGTCCAGATGTAGGTCACATCGCCACACCAAACCTGATTGGGCTCGATGACCGCGAACTGACGATCAAGAGAGTTCGGAATATCAACCGGTTCTTGCTCCCGATGCGAATAACGGTGTTTTTTCTGCTGACGACTGACCAGTCCCATCTCAGCCATTAACTTTCCGGCCCGCCATCGGCCTAATGGGATGCCTTTTGCGGTTACTATGGCCGCGATGGTTCGTGCACCGGCTGAACCCTTGCTCTCGTTAAAAGCTTCCCGAACCAGACTTTTTAATTTGACGTGTTCAGCATCCGGTGTTTTCTTCCGATGACGCCAGGCCTGATAGCTACTGCGATATACGTCGAACAGTTGACAAAGGAAAGCCACTGGATAAAGCACTCTGAATTGCTCGATTAACGAGAACTGTTCAGGTAGTCGGACATCAAGAGTGCTGAAGCCTTTTTTAATACTTCATTTTCCATTTCAATCCGTTGCAGTTTCTTTTTTAATTCACGAATTTCAATTTACTCCGGCGGGATGGGCAGGGCTGTGGGGGCCTTGCCTTGCCGTTCCAGACTCAACTGACGAACCCAGCTCCCCAGGGCTGATTTACTGACATTCATCGCTCTGGCAGCTTCTGCAATACTGTAGTTTTGGTCAAGCACTAATTGAGCTGACTCTAATTTGAATTCGGGGCTGAAACTTCTTTTCATTATGTCACCTGTTGAATTGTCGAAGTGAGAGTATCACCTCTATTACAGTGACCAAAATTAGTGTGCCACTTCACATGAACCCGATTGATATTCTGACCAGTACGGAATTACCGCCCGCAGTGCCGACTTCCGGGAAGAATTCAACGTCAAGCGTGAATACAGCTGGCATGATGTCACGGTCGCCGATGTGATGAGCGCCATTGCCGGGCGTTATCAGCTGCAACCGGCGGTCAGTCGTCCGTTGATGGACATTGAAATTGACCATGCTGACCAGACCAATGAAAGTGATATCAGTTTCCTGAGCCGGATGGCGGACATGCTCGGTGCGATTGCGACCGTCAAAAATGGCCGTTTGCTGTTTATTCTACCGGGGCGCGGTCTGTCACAGAGTGGAAAGCCGTTACCGGTGATCACCCTGACCCGAGACAGTGGCGACCGGCACAGTTTCCGGGTGGCGGATCGGGCTGCGTACACGGGGGTCAAAGCGTACTGGCTGGATCTGAACGTCGGCAAACAGCCCGCCACCACGATGAAACGCCAGCGCAAATCCCCGAAACCTAAAAAAATCGCCTCCCGTCAGCGTGAAGGGAAATATCTGGAAGGGGCGGACGGGAACGTCTACGTGATGCGTCAGACCTTTAAAACCGAGCAGATGGCCCGGCGGGCAGCGGCGGCGAAATGGTCAAGGCTGCAACAGGGCGCGGCGGAATTCAGTATCACACTGGCACGGGGCCGGGCCGAACTTTACCCTGACCTGACCGCGGCTGTGGTGGGGTTTAAAGCCGCTATCGACAGTCACCAGTGGACGCTCTCGCGGGTGATCCACACAATAGGGGATAACGGCTTTGTCACCCAGCTGGAACTGGAGTTAAAAATTAACGAGACAACGATGGCAGAAAGTGAACAATAAGCCGGAGCAATGCGGTATAATCGCGGCAGGCACACCCCCAATGATGGAGGGTTTTTTCATGGCGTTTACCTGTCCCCAATGCGGCGCTGTGGCAAAGACGCGAACCAGCGAAATGATGAGCGAAGAAACACGGCGCAGTTACCACCAATGCCAGAATATTCTGTGTGGCTGCACGTTTACCATGATCACCAGTATTGAACGCTATTTGACACTTCCTACCCCCCCAGCCACTTCCGACGGATTTTCATATCCCGAAACTGGCCTTTCCGGCCAGCCATTACGGTGATGAGCAAATTGGTTTCGGATTCTGAATAAAAAACAGCCCCAAATCGGGGCTTGTTCGATGTTTATTGTGCCAATAACGGATTATTCAAGCCGTGTTTCCGCGACAACCACTCCGATATCTGTCACGGTCGCTTTCGGTATTGTCGCTATGATCTCCCCTGTTTTTATATCAACCTTCACGGCATAAGTATCTTCAACGAGACTTTCGAATATGCTTTTACCTTTGAATACGGTTTGTACTATTGCGTAAGGCTGTTGCTGATTGAGGGCTAACCGGTAGGTTGTTTCAATGTGTTGATAGCTTGAAACATCGAACATATTGCCTTTAATAGCTGTTTCTAACGGTCGGTAAGCGTTATTCTCGCGGCTAAAGTTTGATACAAAGTTATCCAGATTGATTAATCTGTGAGACGTATTTGAGTCTTTTCTGAAATCATCGTCACACGCAAGAATTTCATCCAGCTTTAGCTGCCCCAGTTTTCCCGAGTATTTTTCAGTTAAGCAGTTGTAGAAAGGGCTTGTCACCATGTCATGCATTTTCTTGAAAGAAAGTTGACTTTCACCGGTGTAAAATGTTTGCTCGCTATCGTTAAACAAGCCAGCACTACTGACAATATGGAAAGCCGCGGCACAAGCCAGAACGCCGACAGTGGTTACTATTATGGTTTCCGGTTTTAATCCACGTGATCTTTTTGCTCCACAGTGTGGGCAGGTTTGGTCGTTCTGTGCCATTTCCCCCTGACACTTTTTGCAATTTGCTGACTTCATCAAAATCAATCCTTATCCAATGTCGTTTGGTTATCCATTTCAATCCAATTAAATTTTTTGCATCAATATGACAAAAGAGGATCGTTGGTCAAGGTTGGTAGTGTATAGGTGTGAGATTTATCAGATAGCTTGAGAGGTAAGGGGAAAAGTTTTTCTGAAATAGCAGGGTGTTTTTGTGTTCGTATGTCGGATTTTTTAATTTTGGATTCGTGAGCGAAGTCACTGAGAAAAGGAGGTTAGTTGAAGGGGATTTGACGGTAAGAGAAAAACTGTGTCGCCACTCTGTCGCCACTTTGTGTTTTTTGTGCAGTTTGAAACCAAGAAAAAAGCCACCCGAAGGTGGCTCTTTTTATTCCCTAACTCACTGTTTTATCAGTCAGTTTTAACTTGGTGCCAGGGCGGGACTAGTAAATGAATGTAATTAACTGAATATATTTTATTTATTTTTACTTATTGATTTAATGCCCCTTTTGTGCCCCTAAAATATTCTGCTACTACATACTTATATCTATTTGATTTAATGGTTATTTTAGATGTTAGTGTTTTTTTGTATTTCAAAATATTATTAATTTTAATTTGCGATTGTTCATTGAAAATTGCTGTTACAGATATTTCCTATCTTTCATAATGGAATATTTAGCCGTATAATGATGAGGTTATCACCTCGGGCATTCCCCTCTGGATCATTACCAGCCTGTAATAGGTACAGGGACTTCCGGCAGTAGCCGGTTCGTAAAAGGAAAGCCACATGAAACAGAAAATAGTTCCGGTTCGCCGGTATACTCGTTTTCGTTTCGGGCGCGTAGAACATGTGCGTAAACACATGCGCTCGCTCCCGAACCGTTGAGTGAATGGTGCCTGCAGGTGGTAACGTTTATAAATCAGTTTATTGAGGTTTAGGAACTCTAATTCCCATCATTGTATCATGATGCTCAATATCTTCAGTAGCCTCAAATATCTTCCGGAACAATCGGAAATAATTGCTTACATCAATAATTCCAGTACCCTGAATATTTCTCCCGCCAGAGTGTGAATGTCGGTTAATCGCTCGATAGAAAGAGTCGTATTCTCCTGCTGAATGCTCTTGTGCCAATTTTTCTAGTGCGTGCCCCAGTTTTTCCTGTTTGCAAGCAAAACTGAAATAATATTCCAATATATTCCGCATCGTATTGAGCAATACTACTGGTAGGCACCTGCCATCTTTTACGTCCTTGAGTGTTTGCCACAATGCTTGATATTCATTCAACATTTCGTGCATTGACAACGTAACGCAATCGCTGTGATGGCCTTTAACTATACGAAGAAGTGACCAATTCTTTGGTGTGGTGGCGTTCTGATCTAGCCTTCTGACTGATGAGAGAAGTATCTCCTGAAAGAAGAATATGTTATGTGTCAGTATGACAAGGTGACTGGCCAGTCCAGCTGTAATGAACTTTCTCTTTATTAGAGAAGCCACTTCATAAATAAAATTATGAGAAAGACTTGATATCGGATCATCAATCACAACAAGCTTTGAGTTTGTAACACCTTGTTCCATGGTATGTCCGGAACAGAATTCAATGAAGTAAAGAAAAGCGATAATTGTTTTTTCTCCTTCACTCAGCGATTTAAAAACGTCATTATCTTTAGGCCGACTTCTACGCTGTAGTCGATACAACTTAAATTCTTCATCATGACAAATAATATTGAAATCATTTATACCCAACAGAATCAGGTTATTATTTATAGTGTCAATAGTGGGCTGAATAACGGACATTTGACCTGTAAGGCGATGGTTTTCTTCCTCAAGTTTCTGTTTTTCTGTCATGAGAGAAGATACTTCAATATTCTTATTTTTTATCTGTTTTTTTGCTTCAGTAACCTGAAGTTCACAATTTGAAAAATAGGGTTCACAGTTATTTCTGAGGTAAGAGAGAACTTCATCATTAAGCAGCTCCATTTCGATATCAAAATTCGATGCCAGACGGTTACTTTCTTGTATTTGATCATTAAGTGTATTCAGATTGTCTACTAGTTTCTGCGATAATTCATTAGTACTGTCAGGCTTTATGGACTTTGAGGGATGTTCAATTTTGTAGGTTATTGCCTGAATATTCGCATGGAACAATTGTTGAAGCGATTTCACTATTCCAAATGCCGCACTGTCATTCACGACAACCGGATGGTTTTTTAGCTGTTCACGAAAAGCATCTAGTTTTTCAATATCTCTGGCAATAGCAGTTTTTGCATCGTGGATTGCGGCGATAGATTGCTCGTAAGATTGATCAAACATTCTGGCAACCTCTTCCAAAATATGCTGAGAATTAAATTCTTGATGACAGAATGGGCACACATCACCACGGACATATTCTGTACCCCTGCGAAGCCAGTCAGCATTCCCTAAATCTTGAATAAAGGCCGAGAACTGCGTATTTGAAGCTGGCATCAGCGGTGTAGCCATAAGATCGATGATATCCTCTGATAAACCCTGAAACGCTGGCTCATTTAATTCGTTATATCGCGTTCCCTTACTGTTCAGTAATTGTTGGAGTTTGCTTGTCAGCGCTTCTGTTGTATAGGTTGTTTGTCTGGGAGAAGTATTCTTCATACGATTATAAAAAGTGTTTCGTTGCTTCGCTCCGTCTAAAAAATATTCTAGGCTTTTTCTCTCGTTGACGGTTTTATCAAATATGTTATCTATACATGTTTTGACAAAAGACTCTCTAGCTGTTTCTCTGTCTTGAATGAACGTATTCAAGACATCGAGTTCTTCTTCAATTTGTGTTATTCGTTTGTTGTTATCATTTATTGTTGTGTTGAAGTCGTCATTTTTTTCATTCAGAGTGAATATCCCTGGCTGATATTTTTCATTGCGAAATTTTTTCTCCACATATTCCTGATTGAAAACGAGAAAATCAAAGGTTTTATCACTCTGAAAGTAGCAATTTTTGTACTCTTCCGGGTGGTATCCGGTGAAGTAACCTGATATTGTTGATTTTCCAGAACCATTCTGGCCATATATCAGCGTAATTGGATTACTGAAATCAATAGTAACCTCTTTATCAGCGGAATAACTTTTAACACCTTTGAGGGTGAGTATGGCCATTTTTTCTTATCCCTGTCAGTTGTATCGCATTCATGTTATATGGTCAAAATGTTATTAGTAATGATGGATTGGTCAATAGTTAAATTAGATAACACCATGAGTTGTGTTTAATAACGTTAATTGACTATAAATAATTGAAATTATTTAATTGTAACTTGCATGTACCTGTTTCAGATTGTAACGCTCTAATCCTATATCAGGTTGTTCATTTTTAGGTAAATCAATCATTTCTTTAAATAAGACGCAACTAGCAAAACAATCCCTCTCATAATTTAATGGCTTGACATCATCTGTTTCGATTTCGCCATATTTTGATTTTCCATTATAATATTATTCTCTGCTAAGATTACTTTGTCATAAAATATTGTAATTTTTCATGTCATAATTAATAGCGTTTAAGATATGCACAATCTGATTTTCAGTGAATTTAAATATTTCATTATTTAAATTAAGTTTATTTATTTTTCATCGATATATCTTTCTATGATTTCCAGAACATCGTTTACATTTTTATTATGGCATTCTTGTTTAATTGATTTTGCTATGTGGTTATTTGTATAATTAATATAGCTAACGTTCCCATTTATGGTTTCTCTCCATAAATTTATGGACTCTTTATATTCATTGTGTAAGTTTGATTCTTTTTTCCCCCAAAGATCTGATTTGTTAAATAAAAATAAAGATTGTGGTTTTTTAATATTTATGTCAGAAATAGAACCATTGTATCCTTGTATAAAATTACATAATCCTTTAATGAAACTATTATTTTTATTTATTCTTCTTTTTTGTATTACGGAGCTGTTATCTCTATCTGAATGATCCAGCATGATTATTATAACGTCAGCTATTTGTAATGCTTGATATATTTGAGGTATAGAGTCACCACTCACATCTACAAAAACTACATGTTGATTTATTTTAAGTTTCTTTAACCTTCCTTGTATGTTTTGCGTCCTCTGCTTAGCAGGGTAATCATTGAATAGTGAGTTTATAAATGCTGTCTTTCCGACTCTAGATAATCCTAAAACAACAACTGTTTTAACATGTTTTTTCTTCAATTTTTTTATTTCATTGAAGCTATATATTTTTTCTAATTCACTCTGCTTAAACCATATCTTTTTTAATTTTATTACTTTATAAATAAAAATAAAAGCAAGAATAAGCCATACGAATCGTGATACATAAGGCTCGAAATCAGATATAAATTTAGGCTTAAAACTTCCGAGAACTGTGACAATGGCAAGAAAGCACCATAATGAAGGTGATTTCATTGCACCTTTTATATCCAATACAAACATCTTTTAATTACTCCCTAGAAAAAATTATGCTTTCAGATGTTCATCCAAAAATAATATTAGAGTTCTATGTTGTTTATATGATAAGCGAGGCCAGATCTGCTCGAAGCGCTCTTTTAATTCTGTATCTTCCTTAGATATGTGTGAATAAACCTTAATCTCATTTTTTTCTTCAAAGCAATCTATAAAAAACCAACTAATTGGAGTGTTTAATTCATCACAAATTGCCACAAGATGAGTTATACTAATTCTATTAGTTCCTCTTTCATATCTGGATAGTTGTTGTTGAGTAGTACCAATCCGTTTAGCTAAATCAGTTGCTGTTATCCCCAGTTCTTTTCGCCTACATTGAATACGTTGACCGACCAGTAGATTAGCATCATAAAATTTATAACTATTTGTGTCTGATGATAATTCACTCATGTATGCCTCAGTAAGATAAACAATAAATATTGTTTGGATGTTTCTTCTATCAAAATACAGCCTAAGTGAGTATTTATAAATACTAGGCACAAATATGCAATAAAGCCAATGTTTATTCTTAATTTTTTTAGAGGGGAAGTGTACAACATGAAAATATTAAGTCATTAAATAGTTTCATGCTGCATATTTACACCCTAATTTTCAAGATCAAATCAGAAGCTTTTACTCCATTAAACTCCAGCACTGGCGTATTTTTAACTATCTTTATAGATGTATCAAAAGTACTGCAATGAACAACCCCGCCGCAAGCAGCGGGGTATCTTAAAATAGTGCCAGTTGATGATCTGAATGCAGTTTGTCATATTCTTTACCTTGATTTTTGACGCACCGTCCAATCATCTGTTCATCGCCGTGCTTGCCGACCGTACTGGCAAAATAGCCGTCAGTCCAAAACTCGCCTCCCCACAGAGCTTTCTTCACTTGTGGGCAGCGTTTGAATATTTCACGCGCTGTCAGGCTTTTGATGAGTGTAACAATTTTAGTCACACTGTACGTAGGCACTGATTGCACGAGAAAATGCACGTGATCTTTGTCCATACCTATTTCTAGAAACTTCACCTGATAGCGAAGTTCTATATCCAGACACACCGTTTTCAGAATCTCATCAACACTATCATCAAACACTGCTCGCCGATATTTTGCTGGCAAAACGATATGGTACATTAGCACCGTAACATTATGGCTTTTATGAGTGTATTCGCTCATCCATTTAGTTTACGCCGCAAGCGGCGGGGAATATAACCCTTAGAGATTTAATGGGCAAGATGTAGCGGTATTTACTGGGTGTACCAGGCACAAGAAAATAAGAATGATTAAAAAAAATAACGAAAAAAAAGAAACCTCTATTGATATTCTTAGTTTGATTTAAAATGACAGACATGTGATTTTATTGTGATAGTAGATTTAAAACGGATATATTGTGATAATATTTCCCTAATTGTTAGTATTGATAACAGGGTGATGTTTGAGTCAATACAGTTTTTTGATCTGGGCATTGAATTTGTCGGATTTGTGGTTAGTTTTCTCCTCTCTTAGTATGTGCATTTCAAATTGATGAGCGCTGGGTATGTTAGCTGTGAAGGAAAAGGAACTTTGTCACTAAGTCTATAAAACATACTTAGTGACTAATTTTGATGCCCCCGTCACTACTTGCTTCTTTAAATTGAGAAAATGATAGTTAACACTCTCATTTCTTTTAAACGAACAGTACTAGGGGTGTTCTTGTGGTTTATTACGAACTTTACGCTCAATAGGCTGACCATCATATGAATCAAAATAACGGCTAGGCCAGATTTCTGAAGGATGTATGCCAAGATAATTTGCAATAATCCATTCACCTTTCGGCCAAGGCCTGCTGAGAGTATTGGCTAATGTAGAAGAACTTAATCCGGCTTCACGGGAGACTGCTGCTAAGGTAGTACCACGCTTACGTAATGCAGCAATTATATCGGCCTGATGCCAGTCTTTTTTAATATCAGTCATTCCTGCTTGAAGTGGCATACTAATTTTGGTCACTGTAATAGAGGTGATACTCTCACTTCGACAATTCAACAGGTGACATAATGAAAAGAAGTTTCAGCCCCGAATTCAAATTAGAGTCAGCTCAATTAGTGCTTGACCAAAACTACAGTATTGCAGAAGCTGCCAGAGCGATGAATGTCAGTAAATCAGCTCTGGGGAGCTGGGTTCGTCAGTTGAGTCTGGAACGGCAAGGCAAGGCCCCCACAGCCCTGCCCATCCCGCCGGAGCAAATTGAAATTCGCGAATTAAAAAAGAAACTGCAACGGATTGAAATGGAAAATGAAGTCTTAAAAAAGGCTTCAGCACTCTTGATGTCCGACTACCTGAACAGTTCTCGTTAATCGAGCAATTCAGAGTGCTTTATCCAGTGGCTTTCCTTTGTCAACTGTTCGGCGTATATCGCAGTAGCTATCAGGCCTGGCGTCATCGGAAGAAAACACCGGATGCTGAACACGTCAAATTAAAAAGTCTGGTTCGGGAAGCTTTTAACGAGAGCAAGGGTTCAGCCGGTGCACGAACCATCGCGGCCATAGTAACCGCAAAAGGCATCCCATTAGGCCGATGGCGGGCCGGAAAGTTAATGGCTGAGATGGGACTGGTCAGTCGCCAGCAGAAAAAACACCGTTATTCGCATCGGGAGCAAGAACCGGTTGATATTTCGAACTCTCTTGATCGTCAGTTCGCGGTCATCGAGCCCAATCAGGTTTGGTGTGGCGATGTGACCTACATCTGGACAGGCAAACGTTGGGCTTATTTGGCGGTGGTCCTCGACCTGTTTGCCCGTAAGCCTATTGGCTGGGCCATGTCGTTCTCTCCGGACGCTGAATTGACAAAGAAAGCATTAGAAATGGCATTTGAATCAAGGGGGAGACCACGGGGTGTGATGTTTCACAGCGATCAGGGCAGTCACTATACCAGTAAAGCGTTCCGGCAGTCATTGGCGTTATGGTATTAAACAAAGTCTGAGCCGCCGGGGAAACTGCTGGGATAATAGCCCTATGGAGCGCTTTTTCAGGAGTTTAAAGCGTGAATGGGTGCCTGAAGAAGGGTATCCCAATTTTGGAGAGGCTTTTCGCGCAATCACCCATTATATAACAGGCTATTACAGCCAGCTTCGTCCTCATTGGTATAATAATGGCTTAACACCCAATGAATCAGAGCGATTATTTTGGAAAAACGCTAAGGTCGTGACCAATTTTAGTTGACCACTTCAATTTCGCATCGGGGATGACCGCCATAATGCTAAAAGCTGTGCCCCTCGTGTTCGCTCCGTGAAAGGTTATGCTGTTCGCTGTGGTCACATCAGCACGATAACGCAGCCAGATACGCACGGTGGCTTCTGAGAACACTGCGCCGGATGCCACCAGCTCCCGCCCGCTAATGGCTTTAACTTCTCCCAGACGGTGGCAACATCCACCCAGTTATTAATGACACCGCCAAACGAATCACGCGTACTTTCATTTTTACGAAGGGTTATCCGATGCCGTAATCTGCCTGCTCTCATGCCTTGTTCTCCATTCGTTTTTTCACTTCGACCGTTTGCTTCCATGCCTGGCTAAATTCATCACCGCCCTCACGGGGCGATAATCCCTCGCGCTCGCGGGCTTCATTCGGTGACATAACACCGGATTTAATGGCAGTTTCATAGCTCTGGAAACGTTCTTTCGGATTGGTACGCAGCAAGTCGGCAGTATCAAACTCCACCTGATAGCGAATTCCCCGTTTCGGTGAGGTCATCAGCAAAGCCGATTTGATTTGCTGTTCAAAGTTGGCAAGCCACGGGCGCATAGTGATAGTCAGAAAGGCGCGTGATGCCTCGCTAAAGTTGCTGTAGGTACTGTTCGAATACTCTTGCAGAAAGATCGGGCTGACATTGAACATACGGGCAATATCATCAATGGTGAAGCGACGGGAGGCCAGCCACTCGGCATCTTGGTTACTCATGCCTAACTGCTGGTATTCCATCCCACCTTCAAGGATCGGCGTTTTTCCGGCATTACGCGCACCTTTATAACGTTCGAGGGCTTCCAGTGCCTTACTTCCCTTGATTCCATCCAACCAGTCAGCGGCTTTAATCACTCCCGCCGCCATCATGCCGTCTTTCATAATGCTTGCGCCGTGGCGTTGTTGTGCCAGTCCCAAGCCCAGAGTTTCACGGCAAACGGTGACGGGTGAGCACCCAAGAAAACCATCTTCGGTGGCATAGCGCAAATGCAGAATTTCTTCCTGTAGATAAGTTTTGACCTTGCCGCTATAAGGCTCAGTGAGAGTGTAGGCGAACCGGTGATCGGATAGCCGCTGCGGGACAATTGCCGATGGCGGGTAAGGGTGCAAGGATTGGGGCTGACCATCCCGTCCCCAGACAATCACCGCATACGCATTGCCATTCAGCAAGCAATGACGCATCAGCGTTCGCTTGAATTGATACGGCGTCTGACAATCATTCGGGCATTCATTCAGCAAGTAATCCACGGGGTGATCGCTCAACCATTCGCGGGATTCTTTGCCGTTCTGGTGCGCAACCCGATAGAGATAGCAAGGCATGGAGGCCACCGCTTCACTAATCACCGTCACGGCATTCATCACCGCCGGTAAACCCTCTGCTGTAGACGGGGAAACATGTTCACCTGATTTGGTGTTAGAGATGCCTGCCAGAGAAAGAAACTCATCCAGCGTCATACTGCGGGTTTCAGGGGCTTTACGCTTAAACGGCCACATAGTTACACCTCGGACAGTTGCAGCCAGTAATGACGCAAATCGGCATCACGGGGTTTAGCGGCATTCAGTGAACGCCTGGCAATCTCTACCCCACTTTCAGGGTAGGCGGGTAAGCTGGTGATGGTGATTTTCCGTAATTCGGCCTCTAAGACGGTTCTGACGTAAGGTTCCTGACCCACATCCCACTGATCCTTCAATGCTCTGAACCCGAAGGACATTCCAGAGATATCACCCCGTTCAACCAGCGTTAACACATCGCGCCCTAATTGGGTATCCGGCGGGGTTAGTTCGAAGCGTAGTCCGATAGTATCTTCGCTAAGTTGCAATGTACCGGAGGTGGTACGGCCTAACAGGTTCATATGATCATGTTCATACAATGCCCGAACATCAGTATTTGCCGTCAAGCTGGCACGAAAGGCATTCGGGGCGAATTGTTCAACAAATTCATCCCATAGGATTTGGGATCGGCTGTTCCACTTAATCACATAGCCGGTCAGTTTTTTATCACTGGCAGACAGTGAGGCCGTTCTTAATTCAATCTCATTCATTCGAAAGACTCCAGGACTACGAAGGGGGCGCAGTGCCCCTTGTCGTTAACCCGCTTTAGTGCCTTTGATTTCCAGCACTTTGATGGCGTTGGAATCCACCAGCCCGCCGCCCAAGTACTTATCAGTGTGAACCTTATAAAACCCCGGTTCGGTGATATTGTCAGGACGGGTACGGGTGCCTGTTTCGTGATCAACGATGAAATAACCGCGTTTGAAGTCCCCCAGACCGATCACACCTTCCGGCATAAATTCAAGATAGTGGACAGGCAAGCCCAGCAGCATATCCGGATCACCCGCCTGTAAACGTTCCCGACAGATATAATCACCATTGCCGTTTTTCAGTTTTTGCACCTGAGCGGCTGTGCCGGAGTTCATCACCCAGACTGCATTTTTGCGGTATTTGTTCATGAGTAAGAATTTCAGGTCAATCAGGCTATCGGCGGAAAGCGTATCGGCTTCCAGCTTCTGTAGTGTGCCAAATGCGCGAATTTTGTCGGCTTGAGTATCACGGGGATAAGACAGAAAGCCTTTTGCTTTTTTACTGCCGTCACCGCTCACGAGATCCGTTTCTTCGGTATCAACGAATGTGTCGGCAATTTCGGAAGTCAGCCAACCTAAGATATCTACATCGCTAAAATCGATAATCTCTTGGGTAGTTCTGGGATAAGCATAGATAGGGAACAGCTTGATGCTGACTTCTTCCATCTTCGGCATTGTGGTTTCATTGCGGGCCTTGCCTTCTTCCCCGTGGGCGACGGCTGCACCACCGACCGAAACCAACTGCTTATATTCGTTGCTGCGTGTGGTTTTCACCGTACAAATCCGACGCATGACTGACTCATCAGTCAGTTGTTGCATGATTTGTTTGTTCAGTTCGGGAATAACGGTATAGCCACCCTCTGACGGAACACTCGTGGATAAAGCGCGGGTTTCGCCAGTCAGAACATAGTGGCGCAATTCGTCATTACTGAGTTTTTTACTGGTGGGATGGTTTTTTGCCTGACTACGTTCTTCATCAGCCAAAGCTTCATAACGGGCAATTTCAGTATTCAGTATGTCGGACTGGCTGCGTAGTTCGTCGAACTGTTTAGCTTCATCGGTATTCAGTGAGCGTTTTTCGTCTTCCGCTTTGGTGAGCAGTGAACGCATTTGCTGGGTTAAATCGGATTTTTGTTGACATAATTCGAGAAGTTTTTTCATAGTGTTTCATATAAAATATGTTGGGTTAAATTAGTTCTAATTTTTAACACCATGAAAAATAATATGAAGTTATCTATTTATGATGAGTGATTACACAAAATCAGAAACAGCTCTAAACAAAGGCCTATTATTTTGTGTAATCTGACAGCCTGCTTTGTGCTGTTAATTTACGGTGAACAGGTCACCTTTTATCATCCTTAACTTAAAGGTTAGATTAGCAGCACCAATCAAAAAACGTACATTTTGCGCAACAAATAATTGATTAAATAGTGTAATGTGTATTTACTTTTGATGTCGAAGTTTACCATTCGGTTTGTATGAATAGTTAAGGAGTCCCCTTGTTAATGGTAAAAGATGAACTTGACGAGTTCAGTAAGCTTGCGGATCAATACATCATCACAGGTGATCACGCTTCTTTAGCTACATTAGTCGAGAGTTTTACAGAACAGGATTTCACTTTTTCTCACCCCTTGTATGAGGCGCATTATCTTTACTGCTTAGGAAATTGCTATTCTGAACTCTATGAAACTCGTAAAACAGAGTGGTATTCAGATGATTTGATGAAATCTGTCATCTTCTACAGAAAAGCTTTACATGCGCTCCCTAAAGCAGATTGGAGAGAACACGAAAATAATATTCATGCGCATAATAATCTTAGATCTATGATTGAGACAAATTTAGCTAATCGCCTTTCATCACAAGGTAGAGTACTATGTTGCATTCTGCACTATGATAACGCTATTTCTATAGATAATAATCCTGTAGCCATTATATCCAAAGCTAATAATGAATTATTCCTTGGCCATTCGCTTTATGACAACGGGCATTCAGAATATCATTACTTTATTGCTTATGAACTTGTAAGAAAAGGAATTGAAAATATCAAGAGACTATATCCTGAGCAAAGAACGTCACTTGAGGAAGGAGGTCGATTATTCAACTTTAAAAAATGGTTCGAGGAGCTTTTTGAAACATCAGCTTTCGATTATTTCAAAGAGTATACTGGAAAGTTTACATCAAAAAAACAGAAAAACTATTTAGAATGGTGCGCTAAAAACAGACTCTTTCTTAATGATTTGAATGATGTTTGTGAGTACCAGAACACTTATGAGGATGTTTTTGCATTACCATCATTTATTCAATCAATTAATAATTCTCTTACCATGCATGAAGAACTATCCTATCACGGTAATTATGATGAATTAAAAAATGATTATTGCTATGCTCGGTACTTAATATATTCTTCAAAAAATATACCGGATGATGCCACTCATATATTCAACTCAACATATCAACACGTTGAAGATATGACTTACTCAATTAATAATTTGAAGATTGCTCAGTATAAATCAGCATTTAGAACAGTATATTCACTTTTTGATAAAATAGCATATTTAATTAATCGTTTTTTTGATTTAAATGATCTAAAACATGACAAAAAAATCAGTATAGATAATTTATTCCGTGATTTCACAGGTAAGAATAACGAATGGAAGCCCCATAAAAAACTGAAGGATAGCGATAATCATTTTATTCACGCATTATTCTATATATTAAAAGATATCCGCAAAGTTGGTAACTCCGATTCAGTAACAAAATGGTTAGATCCAAATGCAGTGGCATTTGCAGAAATTAGAAATGCTATGGAACATCGTTCATTAAAAATAGTTGATGATTTTGGCTATGAACTCGCAACATCACATTATACTTACAATGATGAACAGTTTAGAAAATTGCAAGAAGAAGTTAATACGATACCTTATGAAATTAGAGAGATTGAATTAAAGCTTAAAAAAGCCAAGGAAGATAATAATTCTCATTTACCCCAGCAACTTAAAGAACAAATTAATAAGCTAAGCTCAAGACTTACAGACCTAAAATCAAAGATCTATGAAAAAGAAAAACTATCCTCTCACTCTCTTTTAATACCAATAAGCCAATTTGAATCAAGAATTATGCAACTCATTGGCTTAGCTCGAAACTCAATAATTTATTTATCATTAGCTATCCATTTTGAAGAGCGCAAGCGTCCAAAAGATGGTATCTACATGCCAAGAAAAGTACCACTAAAGCAAAGTTTGTGATTGTTCCAAGAGCATTTATAATGCCAAGGTGAAACTGATTATAAATGGGGCATTAATGCCCCTAACTTGCTTCCTGCAAATTAGCATACCACAAAGTTATGTCCGCTCTTCGCTCATAATCGCCCAAGTACCTTCCTGTAGAGGGTACAAAACCAGAAGCGAACGTTCTCTACTATATATTTACTTTATTTACATCCTTTTCTGTCTGGGCGTACTGCCAGATCAAGTGATAACTAATACAACGAAGATTCTTAGATAAATGCTTCTGTTTCCTACCCCCCTGAAAATCTTTTTCACCCTCTCAGTTATACACCCTCTACACAATCCCCTGAAAGCCTTGCTACATCTCGGTTTGATGCAATTAATATGATATTCACTGACTGTATCATCTGTTCACCCATTTTTTAGATTAATGAAGAAAATGTAGAGTTGATGTATAGCTAAAAAATAACTATACATCGATTATTTTCTTTTAAATACAGTTAGATATTTGAATTGGTGTATGGAGTGCAGACTTAAAGCCAAAAGTTTTATACAGGCGATTTAAAATCTCGACACTCAGGCACTGATGGTAGCCATTCTTCGGCCTCTTCCGATAATTCCACGTTATAGGAATAGCCTTTCTTGGTACGCACTTTTCGATACTCTTTTCGGTACTCCAGCATAATCTTGGGAATGGATTCACCAAACTTCGTCAGTGTCAGCGGACGTTCAAAGCCATGCGCTTCCATAAAAGAGAGATAGGCGTGATACAAGTACAATCTTGGTGCGCGTGGGCTGATATTCTTATTCCCCATCTTCATTCCGCTCACATCATTGACTGACACCAGATAACCACAAAAACGATACAACGGATCGGAATGACTCTTTACCGTTAATGCTTCGTTCGAGTCGCGTTGCGCCTGTAGCAGTTTTTTAGCCTTATTCTGGTCGGCAAATTCTGTTAATAAATGACGGATAATCACCGGCAGTTCACGACTGATTTTCTCCGGTAACTGTGGGTCTTTCTCGGATTCTTTGACCGGAATATTAAACGGAAATATCACCCGCCGCCGTGCTATACCGCCATTGCGCTCTGTAAAACTCATGGGTTCGTTATTGGTGGCTAATACCACGGCTTTGATGATGGTAGAAAACTGCTTCTCATATTTTCCGTCAACTTCAATCAGGTCGCCGCCGGTAATGGCCTTAATGCCTGCGCCTTCACCGACATATTTAACCTGATCGGGCAGCGTAATTAAGCTCTTGCCGACAAACTGATAACGGCCTCTGGCTTCATCCAGCGCTCTCATATTGCCACTGGCGGTATTGTGCTCTCCCGCCAGTAGGGTAGCGATATACGTAAACACACTTTTCCCGCTGCCGCCTTCGCCGGTGACTTCAATAAATAGCTGCCAGTCATAACGGTTTGCCAGAATCATAAACAGGGCAGCTTTGATACGATTCATCTTATTTTCATTCTGCCCCGCCGCATGGGATAACCAGCGATAAAAATCTGGGGCATGATCTGGCAAATTTTCACCAACAGCAGGCTGGGTAAATTCAATGCCGTTATGATTCATTAACCAGTGTTCCGGTTGGTGCGGGGTAAATTGTTGTGTCGATAAATTATACACACCATTACGAAACCCAATTAAATCCTGTCGCTGTTCGCCAATGACCGGAATTTGTAATTTCATGGCACAGATAGCGTTATTGATCCCGTTTGGGCTGTAAGGAGTGTCGTGCTGGTCAAAGATTGCCACCATTGCGCGGCGCAGCACGTTATCTGACAGGGTTTCCCATGTCGTACCGTTATAGTGATAAACGGCTTCACTTTCAGCATGTACCGCGATTTTTTGGTAATGCTCAACCAATAATGCCCCGCGTTGACTGGCTGCCATCTGTGCCAGATTGTTATTAGCCTTTTTGGACTTCGTTTCGTGGATAACTACCGCTTCTGCTTCCATGAGTTTTTTCTCCCCAACCTGATATAATCCGTTGCTGAATGCCTGCTTTGCTACCTCCATGCCGTGATGTTGACGATAATCGTCCCAGTCGGCTTTATATTCCGTTGGTGGTAACGTTACCCATCCATTGATAGCTTTAGCGGCTTTCTCTGCGGCAATTTTGCCCACGTTCTTTTTGAGTTTGCCATTTTTGTCCCGTTCGCCTTGTGTGTGCCAATCATTATCGGCGGCAAGGATAATTTTCGATTCAGGCCACCGCGTTCTGACCAATTCGGCAACATTCAGTAAATTGCTTTCATCAATAGCAGCCAGTATCGCGCCATCATCATGTAACTGGCTGACAGTCAGCGCTGTCGTGTAACCTTCGGTAATGATGATCGTGTCAGGTATTCCGGTTATTTCAGATACCGGAATAACACTTCCTTTCTTCTGTGTACCGGAAACAAGGCGTTTTTCGCCGTTTGGCTTGATAGTCTGAGCACCCGTGATAGTGCCGTCCAGTGTCTGCGTCACCAGCAATAGAGAATTCTGTAATAACCGCTGATTGGGGCATTGCAGCCCCTTTTTCGCCAGATACTGAGATTCTCCCCTTATCGATTTTGCCACCAGCACCACGATCCGTTCCGCAATGGGTTTTACTGTTCTGGGCTGTTCTTTTGCTGGCTTGGGTTCAGATAGCGGCATTGCCAGCACATCAGCAATCTGCTTAGCTGCGACCAGAACAGTGATACCTTTAACTCTTGCCACTAAATCCAATCCATCGCCGTGATTGGGCTGGTCGCACTGGCGACAATGCCAGTCGCCGTGATGGTTATCGTCTATAAAGTGAAAACGGTCTGTGCCGCCGCATATCGGGCAAGCGCCATGCTTCCCCTTTACCGGAACATCAACGCCACAGGCTGGCAACAGGCTTTGCCAGTGATTCATGGCGGATTGTTTCACGGTTCGGATAACGTCTCCCGTAGGGTTTTTGGCTGTGAGAAGTGTTGACTCATAATTTATTCTTCCCCATAGACAGCCGCACACAGTGCGTGATAGACGTCTTGATTAAAGTCACAAACCAGAGCCAGCAGATCACGCGGTTCTTCTGAACAATTCCTGCCGATTTGGTCAAGAATCACCTCAAATAACGATATGGCTAATCCTGCCCGATACATGGACTGATCTAACGTTATCGCTTTCTGAGGCTTGTTCACCACATAACCCAATAATGTCATTAACAAAGGCTGTGGCGTATGTTTCAACAGTGCTTACTGTATTTCCTGATTGATATCACGCGCCAGCAAGATCAGGTTATTGAGTTCAACGGTGCATTCTTTCGGCGACTTTTCGAGAATGAACGTGAAAACAGAAGCCGCTAACTGCGTGCGATACTCCGCCTGTTTTAATGAAAGAGTTTTTTTACCCACGGCGCACCTCCTGACGGGAAACGAATCTCAGGAAGGAGATACCCGCCAGAATGATGATAAGGCGCTGAGGATGAATTAGGCATGTAAATTTAGGGCGAGTTTGGGTATGCTGTATGCCAGCCATCGCGTAAGTCTCCTTTACGTTGTGGTTAGACGCCTCGATAGTGTTGGTAGCACTTCGGGGCGTTGTTGTTTTCTGCCTTGAAAGCATCAAGGTGTATTTCACTTTATCCTTGGGTGAAATAAACGTCAATACTTTTTCCGGTTTACTTTTTATGTATAATGAAATACACCAAATCACAGAGGATTCAGTAATGGCAACTGGTGCGAAGAATGCAAAATCACAAATGACTACTGTTCGCATACCACATGAAGTCATGGAAGATATGGAACAGGTTAAAATAAATGGTGAAAGCAATGCTGGTTTTATTGTTGCTGCAATGAAGGGTGAGATCAAACGCCGCCAGCGCAAGGCAAAAGCATCATCTGAACAATAATCAGCTAATCTACAATAAAACCAATGATTAACTATCCCTCTTAAAGAGGATAGGTTAAGGGTAGCATCTGTTATGTTATCCTTTTCTTTTTCAGCCCAACTAATTTCTGTATCGATAATTAAAATATCGTTTGCCTGATTTTTGACGTAAGAGTATCCGTAACGGTTATTATCCGTATTTTTATTGTTCATGATTTTTTTATTTTTGTGATTTTTGGTTATGCTGAAAATATATTTTCTATTACATTTCACCGCGAGATTCAGAAATGCGTTGGGCTATCCAGCCATCAACTTCTGATTCAAGAAAAGCAACTGAGCGAGTGCCAATTTTGATTTGTTTCGGGAATTTATCTTCTCCGATAAGCCTATAGATCCACGCTTTACTGTAACCTGTTCTACGTTGGACTTCTGATAAACGAATAAGACTTTCTTTAGGTGTGGTAATTATTGACATGTGGTTTTCCCTGTTAACTTATCTATATTTGATGTTTCTAGACGTTATTAGAACAGGGATAATTAAACCGAAGTTACAGTTTGAGATCATCACATAGGAATAGTAATCCATTTCATACAAAGAGGATATTACGCCTTACAGTTTACAAAGATAACTATTTATGATTAATATGAAGCCATAAATAGTTATGTATTAATAGTAAATGATTATTTTCAGATAATTCAATCAAGCACGTTTCATAAATTTGCCATGCACCACATTTTCACCTAATTCAAGTGTATCCATATAGTCAGAATACCATTGAAGCATTTCCCTGCGACCATCCAGATATTGGGCGTGATTGTAAGTCCCTCGAATGCTGTTCTTATCAACATGAGCAAGCTGTATTTCAATCCAAGCAGTATTATAGCCTTGCTCGTGTAATATAGTGCTCATCGTGTGGCGAAATCCATGCCCTGTAGCCCTACCTCCGTATCCCATTCGCTTCATCATGACATTCATAGCCATTTCACTAATAGGCTTTTTATAGTTTGTTCGGCTGGGGAATACATATTGATAATCACCGCTAATTGGAATGAGCTGTTGAAATAAAGTCACTACCTGATCAGATAAAGGCACACAATGCGGTCTGCGCATTTTCATTCTTTCGGCTGAAATCTCTATCGTTCTTTTTTCCAAATTGACTTCATCCCATTCAAGATTTCTTAATTCTCCCGGACGCAATCCAGTTAGAATCAGAATCCGCAACGCATGCCTGACTACTTGGCTGCCCATATGCTTATCAATAGACTTTAGAAATTCAGGTAATTCATTAACATTGAGATGGGGGTAATGCTCTCTTTTGTGGGGAATGAATGCACTGGCAAGATCGGGGGCAGGATTATATTCAGCTCGACCAGTGATAATTGCGTATCGCCAAACTTCACCACAGCGTTGACGAACTTTCTTTAATTTCTCCGTAGCGCCCCGTTTTTCCATTCTGGATAGAACTTCCATCAGTTCCAGTGGTTTGATTTCGGTTATTGGCCGATGACCAATATAAGGAAAGACGTCATTTTCAAAAGCACTCATCATATCCGTACGATAACCGACTGACCATCTGTCCTTTCGCTGTTCATACCATTCACGTGCGATGCTCTCAAAGGTGTTATTGATTTCTCCCTGAGCCGCAAGTTTCTTTTGTTTTTTATCTTGATTGGGATCAATGCCCTCAGCTATCAGTTTTTTGGCTCCATCACGTTTCTTTCTGGCTTCGGCCAAAGTAACAAGCGGAAAAGTGCCAATAGCAAGCAGTTTTTCTTTCCCTGCAATGCGGTATTTCAATCTCCAATATTTGGAGCCATTCTCCTTTACCAACAGATACAAACCGCCGCCATCCGATAGCTTAAAATCTTTCTCTTGGGGTTTTACTGTTTCAACTTGCCGAGCTGTTAGTTTCAT